CTAGATCGCATATTGCGCCCATCCATTCCTTTTCTTCCGCTGTGGGCGCCCTGCCCTTCACATTATCGCCTGAATAATTTGATCAATATCCCAAACAATTTGATAGTGGCCATCCCATTCCGCCTTGAGTTTTTTTTGACTGGGCTTTATTTCGCTAGGCCTTACCTCTCCAGTTACAGGGCTTACAGTAGACGGCTCTTTAATTTCAAACCAAAAAGTATTTCCTTTATAGCCCACTAAAATATCATCATGCCCAGGCTCTACTGACACGCCAGGAATCGCCCTGAGCGCATCAATAATGTCTGATTGGTTTGCGTCTACTCTTGCAGCCCTTCGGTATTTACTGATAATTAATATCTCTAGTTATATTTCTTTTAATAGATCAGTTGCTTCTGTATAAAGTTGGCTTTTGCATGGATCACCGGAATAATTAGCGCTTATTCCGCACTTTATTAAATCCAGCTTTTTTATTAACATTCCTTCAAGCCTCGCTACATTTTCTAGCGCTTTTTCCCCGACTTGAATGCGTGTAGCTGCCCATTCAGGCTCGCGCTTAACGGCTTGGAAAATAGTGCAATCATTGCCTTCGCTGTCATGATATATCTTTGCGGTGTTCATTTTCATTTACCTATATTTTTTAGCTTCGTTATTTAAATAAGTGTTAGCATCTTTTCTCGCCGAAGACTTTTTACTTAAAAATAGTTTTGTATAATGGTTTGAAACCTCCTGTTTTTTATCTTTCGGAATTACTGCTATTCTAGACAGTATCCAATCACGATCACTCACACCCAATTTGCAGTAATAAAACTTGGGGTATGGGTCCATATTTATCAGTTCTTGCGGATAAGGTCCCTCAATCCTCAATAACCTTGCTCCTCTGCTATTTTGAAATACTCTGAATCTCTCGGATTTATCAAAATGATGCCTTTTTCTATCGCCCATGCCTCATGACGCCGAAGAGCGTCGAATCTTTCACCTTTGGACGCTGCACGCATCCCGTCGCGGCCTTTTCTGCTCCAACTTAACCTTACCCCTTGGTTATCCGTTCCAAGCCAGTGTGAAGCAAATAAGGCGTGTGCGTCATCGCTGTTAAATTCTCGCTTTCCGTAGTTGTTTCCGGCCACGTCGATCATCAGCGGCATTGTCGCCCCGTTTTTTGCCATAAAATCGGCTGTGGTGCTCATCCAGGACCGCCAAAGTCTTGCCATGCCCCATTTTCCAGTGTTGCTAGCATCGCTCGAATTGATGATTAGATTCGGCGATTCTTTCAGCTCGTCCTGTAGCGAATTAATTAACGCTGGTAAATTATCAATACTCAAATGAAAATCTTTCACGTTTTGCCGCCTATCAATTTTGTATCGATTTTCGCTAGGGCCTGACTTAGCGGAGTTGATAGCCGGGGCTTGTCACCGCCACCCTGGAACACCGCTAGCGCTTTCTTGTGGTCACCCAGTAGGATTGGTTCTGGAATTTTAGCGTTGACGTGCTGATGATTGTGGGCCTCAGTGATGCCGATTAATTTTTTCGGCCAGCGCTCAAGTTTTGAGTTTAAAAAACCCTTGTACCGGGTCACAAACTCATTCCGAATAAACGGCAATTCCTTTTCGGTCACTTCACAGATTGTTATCCAGCCACCCATCCCCTCGATCACGGCCATTATTTGCGGCTCATCAAAAACAACCGTTTGATAGGATCCCGTACTAGATATCTCGGCCACGACTTTAGACCACGCCTGCAAAGCTCTGCTAGCTGTATCGCCGTCGATGTAGCGAATCACATCAGCCGGTTTTGGCGCAAACTGTCCGCCGTCAGGGTTTCTCATGTGCGCATCTAGCGCTCTGCGAACATCATCGAGCTCGTAACTCATTAGAGATCTAAACACCATTCCAATAGCGGCGGAGCTTGGCACTTTGCCCACGACCTCGCATGTTGCCGCCCAGACTGCGCTGAATTGCTGGAAATCATTTTTATTCATAATTTAATCCGGTAGGTCGTCTAAAAATCCTGAGTCAATAACGTCCTGGGCTGCCCGCATTGATCGTTGCTGAAACTGGGCAATGGTTTCCGGTTGTCTGGGATCCGCTGGGGTTATTTTTGCTATGTTGTCCGCGAAATTTTCCATTTTCGTGCTCTCTCGGCAAATTAGCTCAATATCGTCATACACCGTTCCCTGGTCATTTTGGCCCATATGATGCGGCGATTTAGCGCAACCATCGATAGCCGATTTAATATAATCAACCGTGTAGCCATCTTTGAGTCTGTCAATGATTTTAGATTTTCGTTTTTTAGTGAGTTTTGTTTGATCGGTTTTGCCCATTCTGTAAACCCAATGATTAAATATTTCCTGAACATCATCAGAAACCGGTATGTCGGGCTTGCTCGACAATGCTTTTGTATCTTTATCTTTATCTTTATCTTTATCTTTATCTTTATCTTTATCTTTATGGTTAGAGTCTCGTTCCTTTTCCGTTGCAACACTAGCTAAACGTTCGCCCAACGTCTGTTTAACGTTCGTTGGTTTTTCGTTGGATTCCTGTTCTTTTTTACGCTTTCTGGCCGCTGCTGACGCTTTTCCACCTTTTGAAGAACTAATAGATTTGCTTAAAACGAACTCAAGATCACGGTCAATTCGGTCATGTTGCCAGTGTGTTTCAGTCACATTGAAAAATTCACTCAACACTTCCTCAACGTCCGTCCAACGTTCGTTGGACAAGCGTGCAACGCCAGCTAAACGCTTCTTAGGAATCGGTTTGCCTGTTTGCCAATAATTCATCATAAGCAGAAGATATGCCCCGTTTTCCTCCGTCGTTAAATGGAACGTATCAGCGATGTAATCGGCCACATATAGCTGCATATAAGGTAAAGCTGCCATGATTTCCCCTTTAGCTATTCAGCTTCCTTTATCCACCTGTCAAGCGCTTCTTTTTCGTATCGCACTGGTGATGTTTTGCTCTTGCCTAGCTTTGAGTACTTTGGTGCGTCTCTACCTGCAAGAACTCCAGTAGACCTGCCTATTCTTAGTGTCCCTGGAGAGTAACCCAGGTAAATTGCAGCCTGCTTTGCCGTCAAAAACGCTCTTTCTTCACTCATTATGTTGACTCTTTATTGATTTTGAGATTAGACAATAATACACGAGTTAGTATAAGTCAACTATTATACTTTCTTGTAAATATATGTTGACAGTCATGTTAACTATTGCTAAATTAGATCCATCGAATCAATTAACGAGAAGACAAATGAAATACATAGACCTTTACGACATACACGACGCAGCGTTTGCCAATCGAGCAGAATGTAGCTCGTGTGAGTGGCATAGAGGCGAGGGATTAGACGCAGTGTGTCTCAAGCTAGACGATATGGAGCATCATGATTGCCCATTTGTTAGCGCTGTTCTTAGTGACGCAGAGGCTATAATTGGGTGCGAAAATAAAGACATGATTATTGAGTTTGCAGACAAAATTATGGAATTAGAGCTGGATAAGCGCGAAAAAGAATCGATATCAGTGGGCGCGTTTAGTCTTTTCGTATCCCAAAATCAGGAAATTCTAAAACCTAAAATCACTGATTTTTTTACCAGTCGGCTACGTGATGATAATAATTATAGGAGCGTTATCTATGTGTGAATTTATAGAGTGGTTAGGTGGTTATTTCGCCGCTATAAATGGGATTGATTGTGGGGTTAGATCGTTAAATTTTATTTATGGCTATGGTTGTGGATGTGAGAGAGAAAATAAGGATTTTAGCTATGTCTGAAAAAAATATTTATCAGCGCGTTAACGCGATAATGAAAGAATGCTCATACATTAAAAAAGAAGGCGCTGGAATGGGTAAAGGCGTTCGATATGACGACGTTATAGCAATGCTTAGACCGTTAATGATTGAGCACGGCGTGGTAATGGTCGTTAATCAGATTAGTTTTTTTCATATCCCAGAGCTAGGAGGCGGAAAACAAAATCTTTTTGAAGGGTTATATAAATTAGATTTAATTAACATCGATAAGCCAGAAGAAAGAATGAGTCAAACCGCATCTGGCCAAGGCATGGATGCAGGCGATAAAGCGCCAGGCAAGGCCCAGACCTATGCGGTTAAGATAATGCTAACAAAAGGGTTTGCGCTAGAAACCGGCGAAGATGAGGAAAGTAGGGCTGATAAAATGGACTCCCAAAATATTATTAGCCAAGAGCAATATAGCCAGATTGAACCATTTCTGACTGAAGAGATCAGCGGCGAAGTAAAATGGAATAATCTACACGGGCGGGTTTTGGGCGCCTACAAAATAGGCAGTTTAAAAAACCTTCCAGCATCTAAATTTAACGAAGTTATGGGGAAGTTAAAAAATGGAAATAATTAGAGGGATAGAGCAAGGAAGTGAAGAATGGTTAGCTATCCGGTGCGGTATCGTAACGGCCTCTAATTTCTCTAAGGTAATGGCAAAGGGTGGAGGTAAGACCAGATTATCATATATGTATCAATTAGCCGCTGAGCAGCTAACAGGGCAGCCTGTAGAGACGTACAGTAACGCCGCAATGGACTGGGGGAACGAGTGCGAACCTCAAGCAAGATCAAGCTACGAATTTAGGGAAAATGCAGACGTTGAGCAAGTAACTTTTATACGCGGAATAAGTGATGTTGGGTGTAGTCCAGACGGCTTGGTTGGCAGCGCTGGAATGTTAGAAGTTAAATGTCCAAAAACAACAACTCAAATTGAGCGATATCTAAAGGGCGATCTACCCTCCACGTATAAAGCCCAGGTTCAAGGGCAAATGTGGGTAGCGGAGCGGGAATGGTGCGATTTTGTTTCGTTTGATCCTAGAATAAATGGCCCTTCGTCTTATTTTAAGACTAGGGTCGAGCGTGATGATAAATACATCAGCGAATTAGAAATTGAAGTCGATAATTTTTTAAATGATCTTAATGAAATTCTAGAAAAGCTTGGAGAAAAAATTGAAAAATCTTAATGACTGTAAATTTATAGGCCGCCTAGGTCAGGATGTAGACCTTAGATATACGGCGGGCGGGTCTCCTGTAGCCAAGTTTAGTATAGCGTGTGGAGACGATTACAAAGACAAGTCAGGGACTAAAGTTGAGGTAACGAACTGGATAAATATTGTTGCTTTTGGGAAGCTTGCGGATATTTGTGGACAATTCTTAAAGAAGGGTTCTAAAGTTTTTATTTCCGGTAAATTCGTAACCAACAAATGGCAAGATAAAGCTAGTGGACAGGATCGGTATAGCACAGAAATAATTGCCGGCGATATGGAAATGCTGGACAGTAAAGGCGACAACCAGCAGCCCGAACAGCAGCCTAGCCAACCGCAACAACAGAGCCAGCAGCAGAGCCAGCAGCAGCCGCAACAGAATCAAGGGTATCAGCCGCAACAGAATCAAGGGTATCAGCCTGCTGGTCCTGATGTTGGGGATGCTTTTGATGACGATATCCCATTCTAAGATTATGTTATAAACAAATGCAGGGATTAAAGAAATGATTGTTAAGAAAATATGGTTTAACAGGAAAAGCAGAAACCGGCACGCGGGAAAACATGTGGAAATGTGCGGCTGGTTTCTATTCGGATTTATACCACTTTACATAGTTGAGTCCAGAACGATCGGTTAGCCAATATTTCAGTGTTAGCTCGTAACTAGACCACTGGTGGTGCCCCGGTGGCACTGAAACGGTTGCCGACCCGTACGAGCACGGCTCCACCATATTGTTAGCGCCAGCAATATGGTTTGGTAAATAACAACACATTAAAGGATAAGAAAATGGATGAAGGTAGGAACAGAGGAAAGTGTCCTAAGTGTCGATGTAAGAAGGTTAACATCTACGACCACCCCACCGTCTTGCGCCCTGATCAATATACAGAGTACAGTTGTGAAAATTGTGGGTGGCTTGTTGGTATGATTGACAATTCGCCCTATGTTAGTTGTTACGATTTTGAAGATTTTGTAATAGAAATATAAAAACACATTAAAGGATAAGAAAATGAGCGACGTAAAAAAAACAATTCTAGATTCAATCGACGATGTTGTTGGTGATTTTATGTATTACGATAGAAAAGAGGACGAGGATTTGCCATTGGGCGCAATAGAGGAGGCCTTAAAAGCAGGAGATATCACATACAATGAAATTGTAGACAGATTCAAACAGAAAATATATGAAGTGCTTAGTTTATGATTTATCAATACATTAAAGGATAAGAAAATGAGTGAAGACAAATCTAGTCTTGAGATAGTACTAGAACAAACTAGCGCTTTAGTGGTGTTTAAAAAAGATGGAGTAGAGAATCTTGTTAGTAAGATCGAGGACGAAGTCAGAAGTGTTGTGCATGATGTTACAACAAAAAACGGCAGGAAGGAAATGGCTTCTCTTGCCTATAAAGTTAGCTGTTCTAAGACTGCATTAGACGCCCTTGGAAAAGATTTAGTGGCTGAATGGAAAGCAAAGTCTAAGGCGGTAGACTCGGATCGAAAGAAAATAAGAGATAGACTTGACGCCTTGAGGGATGAAGTTAGAAATCCATTAACTGAATGGGAAGCGGTGGAAAAAGCCAAAGTTGAAAAAGAAAAATTAGAGACTGAAAAAGCCAAAGCGCAAGAATTCGCAATAGATGAAAACGATTTATTTGATAGGCAAAAGGCGATCGAATTAAAAGAAGAAGAGCAGCGGCAAGCAGAGTTAAAGCGCATTGAGGAAGAGGGGGTGGCCAAGGCTGAAAAAGAACAGCGCGAACGAGAAGAGAGATTATTGAGCAAGGCGGCAGAGGAGGCTAAAGAGGAAGCTCAGCGTAAGGCACAGCAGGCAAAGGTTGACGCAGAAGAGCGACTGAATGAAGAGCGTGAAGCTAAGCAAAAAGCTCAGTGGAAGGCGGAACAGGAAAAGGTTTTGGCGGAAGAGCGCAGAATTAAAGACCTTGAAGAACAAGAAGAACGACTAAAAAAAGAGCACAAAGCCAAGGAAGCGGAACGCCTAAAAAAAGAGGCTGACGAACGAGAAAAGGCAGAAATAAAAGCAGCCGATAAAAAAAATCAAAGAATTATTAACAACGAAATATTAGCTTCCCTTCAATCTATTGGGATAAGCGAGGAACATTCTAGATTGATAATCACTAAAGTGGCCAGATATGAAATTCCAAAGTTGATAATAATTTACTGAGCCATAATGACCGATAAATATAACGCCGTAATGAGCGGCAACTTGGAGAAAACGAATGGTAACACCTACCGAGGCGGCGGTCATTGGTGCCACTGTCGTACTAACAGCAGCCACGTTAATGGCGGTAGTCACCAACCACATCAGCGACCGAAAAATGAAGGCTAGGCTGTTAGAGATCCGACGCAGCCAACGAATTTACACAACATCAGTAGAGGAGGATCACGACGACACTAAATGGCTTTAAAGAGGAGACCATAATCATGGACTAAATAACTGGAGACCTCGTCGGCGGGTAGCACCACTACCGACCGGCGGGTGCGCTCTTAAGCGGGTAACTGAAGGTGATTTATGAGTAGATTGATATTTTGGTATAGTTGTGGGGCAGCAAGCGCAACAGCTATTAAGATTGGGTTAGCAGATAAAAGTTATTGTGATCAATTTGATGAGATTGTAATCGCATACTGTAAGGTCCAGGAGGAGCATCCCGATAATGACAGATTTTTAAAAGCGTGTGAACAATGGTTTAGGCATAAAATAACGGTATTAATGCACGAAGGTTACAAAGGTTCAATATATAACGTTTTTGAAAAAAACTACATGCGAACACCGGCAGGATCCCCATGCACTAGAGCATTAAAAAAACAAGTGCGCGAAAAGTTCCAGCAAAAGGGTGACGTTCACGTGTTCGGTTATACAGTTGAAGAAGAGGATAGATCGAATAATTTTATTGATGCAAATAACGAAATAGAAACATGGTGGCCGCTGATAGATGGACGGATTACTAAGGAAAACTGCTTGGCGATGATCGAACGTGCAGGAATAGAGTTGCCTGAAATGTATAAGCTAGGCTACAAGCACAATAATTGCATTGGGTGTGTGAAAGGCGGCATGGGTTACTGGAACAAGATACGAAAAGATTTCCCAGAAGCGTTTGAGCGCATGGCTAAGTTTGAGCGCGAAAAAGGGTACACTGTTTTAAAAGAGCCAAAGAGCCAGCGACCTGAGAGCGGACAACCTTTATTTTTGGATACGCTAGATCCAGCGCGCGGACGCATGACGGACGAGCCAAAAATAGAGTGTGGTATATTTTGTGAGATAGCTGAGGCTAGTTATACACAGCACTTTGAAACATAACGCCGTAATAAGCGTGGTAGTTTATAAATAACAAAACATTAAAGGATAAATGATGCCCTATTTTAACGAGTCCCCAGACACTTACGATTTGACAAAAGATGAGCGGAATTGGTGTAAAAAACTAGAGAATTTACTGAAGAAAACACCGCCTAGATTCGGCATAGCGACGGTCGGTGATGCAGCGCTATCAATTTTTGACCGAGACGAGTGCGAACTCAGAGGTATCGAGCAAGAAGAGGACAGTATTGGAAAGTATAATTTAGTACTTGCGACTATAGAGAGCAGTGAACATATCCAAGGCTGGTGTGGATAGTTTATAACAACACATTAAAGGGGATGAAAATGGATAAGTGTAGCCCTGTAGAAATGAGAAAGAATCTATGTCTTGTAGATGAGTTTGTAAAAGCTGGCATTGATTTTGTAGCTATTCCAGCGTTGAGCGATAGTGACAAAGCAGCACTAATTAATCAGCAAAATACCGCTTTAACTAAAGCGATAGAGTCATGTGAATAACAACACATTAAAGGATAAAAAAGGAGTGGTGCGACTATGAATAAATTTTTCAGGTGGTTTGATAGTTTGAATGACCCCTATAAGGGTCGAGTGGAATCATTGAATGAATGTATTGAAGAAATAAACAATAAAGCAATTGAAGCGTCTCGCGCAAAGAGAGACGCTCTAATCAAAGAGTGGCCACTAGGTTCAAAAGTCGATAGATTTGGATTAACGCTATACATTACAGGTCATACCTCGCTAGGGGTGGAATTTGAATATGTAACGAACGGGGTTATTTACAGAATAGAATATCGTCAAGATCAATTAGTGGATTTTGAAAAATGATTAAAAAACTAATGGAAAAGAAGGCAAAGAGGCGTGCCAAGCTGGACAAGGAATTAGCCCTCGAACTCGAAAAAATCGATCTAATCAGAGACCGTCAGGCCGACGTTCAGCGCGACTGGCCACTAGGAAAAAAAGTCTCGCGCATGAAAATACCCATGATGGTTAGCCTCCATCACAGCGGGAACCAGATTGATTTTGAATACGTCGCTAACGGCAAAATACAAATAATCACGTATTATCACGAACAATTAGGGGAATTTGAAAAATGCTTATAACAACGATAATAATTCTTGAGATTTTGGGTGCTGTAATGTTTGTCGGCTGGATGAGTAGCGATGAATCAGCCGAACACTCTTTTTTTTCAACGGTTATCGTGTCCCTATTTTGGCCGATATTTGCAGTGCTCTATTTGTCTGTAGGCATATTTCAAGCATTGAGGAGGGCTAAATGTTGACTTGGCTAGATTGGTGCCTATACGCCTATTGGCCCTCTTTGATGTTAACCGTGGCTGGGTTTTGTGTATTGTATTACGCGACATATAATACGCTAAACGGAATTAGTGCTGCTGTTTTTATAGGGTCCTGCGTGTGGGTTGTTTGGGCGTATAGTAGGCAAGGTTTTGGGGTCGGATAATGAAAGATGTGATGTGGCTTGCTTGGCGGGCCGCAAGGGGCATTTAATCTTCCTCGCGTCTAAGCGGTTGGCCTTCTTCTTTGCGAAGTCTGGCCGCTTCAAGACGCTCCTCTTCTTTGCGTTTCATTATCCCCACTTCCATTTTTATTTTTTGCAAATTCGCGTAATGGACTCTAATAAGAAGAATTGATAATATGATTCCTATCAGCATTGAGACCTTCCCAATTCCATCAGGAATTAAATCAATTATCGTCCCCGTTCCTATCGTTCCTGACGCTACTGCCGCGCCTATTCTTGGGTCTGCTATCAATTCTTTGACGCTCATGTCTTGCCACCACTCTCGCCAGAACCGTCAATCCTTGCAAAAATATTGACGCGAAAACAAGCCCCCCAGCTATCCATTGCAAATCCTCCCACATCGCCCTTATCCCTTTTTATTAGCACTGCAAAAGCAACTATGTATATAAAAACATAGGCATAATTATATGCTATAGGGGGTAGGTATGTTAACCACATCACCCAACCTAAAAAATTTGTGACAATGGAGGCAATGCAGATACGCTGTAAGTTAATGACCATTGCGGGGGTAGGAGATATGCCACTCATTGCGATCATTATTCCTAAATCGACTAAAGCGGCACTTCCGTAGTATTCAAGGCCCTCTAAATGTGATAGCGAAAACTCATGCGTAAGAGTCAAGCCCGCAAATACCGCCGCAGCAAATAAGCGCGGGGCATTGGGCTGAATCAAACAAGATGCCGCTATCATCATTAAGAGAACTGAGGTTATCATTTAGGGGTTTTTTTAACTCGCTGCTTCCCTCGACCGCCTGCCGATGTTTTAGGCGCTGTGGTTTTTTTAGGGCTGGTGGTTCTCGGTCGTTGTGTTCCTCTACCGCCGGCATTAGCTTTAATCATTGTTCCCCCGTTACGTTCACATTAATATTAAGATTGATGTTGATATCGTTAATCTGTTTCACTGTCAGCCCACCCGGCGCAGCGGGTGAAGGAACGACATACGGCACCTCCACCGGCTCACTACAAGCTGATGTTTCTAATAGTAATTTATCCACGGTTTTAGCGCAAACCATAATAATTCCTTCAGCCTCATCAACCGGCGACATAACAGAGCCTTCAACCCCTGCGCCATCGTATAGAACAGGCGGCAATAACGGGATTAAAACATCGCCATCGACTTTATAAATATTGAATTGTTTGATATCGTCGGGGTCTAATTTCGCGCCTCCCTGGCGAATTTCAGGCGGATCTAATTTAACGTTTAATTCCACTTCAGGCTGGGCAATTACAGCGCTGGCAAACACGAGCGCAACGAGCGTTACTATCCTAATCATATTAAAATTCCATCATTTATAACGATCAAAAACATAAAAGCGGCGGCGCACAACGTCACCAATATAGCCAATCTATTAATCACATCTCTACTCGGTTCTTAATCCATCCGTACAAGAATTTTTCGTCCTTCTCGCGTTGTTCTGCCAATTCAACATAAAAAGCCCCCTGAAGCGAATTAAGGACGGTCACAAGCACCATTTCATCCCTGCACCCCATGTAGCAGCGTAACGCAGAGAGGGTTTTTGGACCTATCGCTCCATCGACCTTAATGTCAGCGTATAATTTACCGCCGCAATTGAGCGCTGTTAAAGCTCGCTGCAGGAATGTCACGGCCCTAGAAGCACCGACATTAACGGACGTGTCAAATAGTTCAGCAGCAACCATGGGCGCTATCTCGGCTACCGTGTCGCCTTTGATCGGGTGCCAATACATGTCCGAATAAATATCGACCGCAATTGATTTGGGCATGGCCCCCATCAATCCTTTGTAGCCGTACTCTTTAGCCGTGGTCGCTGTAATGCCGTAGTTAGTTTCTCCACCACTGTCGCTGGGGTCGTTAATGTAACCGCCCTCGATCGCTATCACTTCCTGAATTAATTCGTCTTTTAGAGTCATCTACTTATCACCGAGTAGGATGAACTCAACAAATGATCCTCGCTCTAGTGTAGTATCCGACGCGCCGGAAGTATTCTGTGCCCACTGTAAGTCAACAGTTGCACCGCTTGCCCCTGTAGCAAACGATCCCCTAAATAGCGTCGGCGAAATAATGGGACCGGCCTGCCCCACATATGTTTTTACCATGTCTCCAATACCTGTAAATAAATCTGGTGGGTTAGTAAACCCATCATAATCCAGAATATCAGAACTTCCATAAGACGGGGCTGAACTGAATTGTAGCGCGAATTTAATATCTTTATCCGAAGCCCCTGATGAAACCAGTAAGTAGGCGTTGAGAACGTAAACACTATCCGCTAATAATACAAAACCGGCTAATTCTGGGTCATCCGCTAACGTCGCCGTGGACACTCTAACGGTAGATACTTTTTTATACTTTTTTATTGATTGGTCACTTACAGTCAATACACGTTCAAAACCGACACCTGTCAAAGTGTTGTTAGCCTGAAAACCACCAGATGAAGCTGGAAATGCCCTAGCGACATCGGCCCCCTTGGAATGCAAAACAACGCCATCGTTGACATCAGGGTTGCAAACAATAAACGGTACGGTAGTCCCTGCTAAATTCTCACCCCCTAACTCTAAATCACCCCCATGAACTCTATTTTTTAAAGATATAGTGTCAGTAGCTCCGTCGAACCCAACCACACCCCTATTAAGACCATTCCGCTTATCAAAATTTAGCGTTCTATTTTCGAAGTCAGAATCTCCAACTGATCTAACCGAAGCTAGTCCGCCCGTCATTGTTTCTGGGCCAAGAATAAGCTCAAACCAGTCATTGCCGCTATCAAATTTAAGACTTGTTCGCCCTGAAATGTCATTAAGTAGCGGGTTGATCCCAGATTCTAGCTTAATATTTTTAACGCCTTTACCGTCAACATTGACGGTTGACGGGGCAGTGTTAGGGTTGGCAGCTATAAACTCTACCTCCATCCCGTCAGTATATGCTGGAGGCGTTTGTTTTCCGCCTATGGGGGTCAATACATAAGCATTGGCTAAGCCGCTGTCCGTGTAAAATGATCCATTAGCAGCATACCCCGCCAGCGCTTTGCCTAGCTGATTTAAATCACCATTTGATAATGTCATGCCTAACGCTGTGATTATATTTTGCAGCTCACTGGGAACCTGATTCCATTCGACTGCGGGGAGAACGTTTTCAGGGCTTCCTGATCCATCGATTTTATCGTTTAGTAGTTGCATTAACTCACCTTTTAAACTTGTACTATTACCAACTCGCAGTTAGCAGGGATTAGGTTTTCAAAAAGCCCACGTAATAATTCTATCTCGGGACTCCCGAAATTTATCTCAAATTCTAGCGGGAAAGTTTCGGCAATGGGAATAGTAACCCCAACAGTGATTGTGTAGGTACTCCCTGTAACAGTAACCGGAATGCCAAAAATAGCCGCCAAATCTATAAAGTCTTGCGACGTTTGCACGCCTGAGGAAGCAAGTCTAACGAGGATATCACGCCGCCGGTCTTCGTTCGTATCGCCCGAACCAGGCGACAACCCTAGCGCCGATTCCCATTCACCTAAAAATTTGTTTGTGGTATCGGGTAAGATTTCTTCGCTGTACTCGATTAACAATCCGTTACTGCGGAACAACTCACCCG